CAATAACGACAATACCGCCCGGCGGGCACATGCGTTTTACATGGAGAACCGCGCAATCATGGATGCCGGCGGGGTGGTAAATAATCCCCACCGCTTTAAAAATATTTTACTGCAGGACGATACGCTTTTGGAAGTGAGTGCCCTGCAACACGCCTATAATCTGATCGCCGATATGGGGTGGGAAGCATTTGCGGCGGAATATCAGAACGAACCGATCGAGCAGGAGTCCACCGAAACCAGCGGGCTTACCGCAACAGCGGTACAAAAAAGATGCAGCGGTAAGGCCCGGGGATTAGTGCCGACAGGAACCGATTATCTGACCGCCGGGATCGATATCGGCGGGCGGCTTTTGTTCTGGGTGGTAACTGCCTGGAAAAAAGGACTCATCGGACACATCGTCGATTACGGAACCGAACAGATCCACAGTCCGCTTTCCGGCAAGCTCACCGATCCAGAAAACCGACGGGCCGTCGAAGATGCGATTTTTTCGGCGCTGATGGGATGGCGCGACTGGACAGCAGATGGCTGGCAGATCGAGGCGGCGGCGAAAAAACAAATCGATGTGACATTGATCGACGCTGGCTGGATGGATACCGCGATTTATAATTTTGTCAAGGGCTGTAAATCCCCGCGCTATCGAGCATCGAAGGGGTACGGATCGGTAGAGCGAGCCAAGTTCAATCCACCCACGACCCCGGGGGCGATGCGCAGATTCGGTCATAAATACTGGGCAAGCTATATGCAGCAGGACCGCATCTGGCTTTATCATGTGAATGCGGATTATTGGAAGTTGACCGTGCAGAATGGTTTTTTAACACCGGTCGAACGGCCAGGATCGATCACCCTTTGGGGCGATGACCCCTATAAGCATAAAACCTATGGCAAGCATATTGTAAGCGAAATCTGGAAAAGGGATTTTGTACCGGGCAAGGGCACAAGGGAATTTTTCGATGTACGGGATCGCAATAATCATTACCTGGACGCTACCTATTTATCGGCGGCGGCGGCGGCGGTTTGCGGGGTGCGGATTGTCGGAGACGTCGAAGATACCAAACCGCCAAAACCAAAACTGCGCAAACGGGTGCTGGAGGGTAGCGGCCTGCTTGATGATTTGCCGGGAGTTTGACCGATGGGAATTTTGGATGATATGCCCGAACTGATCGAGACGCCGCCAAAGCGACGGCAGAAAATCCCCCCGCCGGTGTCTCTGATCGGCTTACCGTTGATCCCCGAACCGCCCCGACTCCGCTGCCCGAACTGCGGCGGGGTAAATATCAAAATCACCGGAACCAAAAAAACGCCGGGCGGGGAAGTTTTTCAGCGATATCGGCTTTGCCGGGGGTGCGGTTTGTCATTCGTTTCGGTCCCGGCTACACCCCCTTAAAATCCATTTTAATGGGCCTAAAGTGTGCCTATTTGGGCCGATCGGTCCCGCCCGGCACCCAATACACCCCCAAAAGCAACTTTTTGTCCAAAAAATGGATTTCATTTGGCACCGGGCGGATTTGTGGCCCATTATTAAGAAAACCGACCGGTAAGTTTAATTTTGAAAGGATTTTAAAATGGCCCGGATTAAATGTTCGAATTGTGGCAGAGTGGGAATTGTTCAGGGCGGCAAGCGGAAAAAATGCCGGAAGTGTGGGGCACCATTATCAGCGGGAATAGCCTTGACCGTGGATACCGGCGATCAGAAAACCGCGACGCTGGCCCAGTTTATGCAGAACTTGACCGTCGAACAGATCGAGCAAAATCGTCCCGAGCTGATCGATGTGATAATCACGACCCGATCCGATCCGCCCACCAAAGCTCTGCCCGATCCCGAAGCCGTAGATCACGCCGCCGCTTATAAAAAGCTTTCCAAAAAAAAGCTGATCGTGGAAATAGAAAAGCGGGGCTATGAGATCAATGAGGAGGTCAAAAAAGCCGGCAAAGCAGAGCTGATCGAATATCTGATCGAGGATGACAACGAAACCAACTCAGAGGCATAAGCATAAATGTCAAGGACATTGGCCCAACAACTTGAAGATATTGATGAGGCAATTGCCAAAGTCGAAAGCGGTGTGCAGCAGATCACCAGCCCCGACGGGCGGGTTACAACCTTTCCAACTTTAGCCGTTTTATACAAACGCAAAGATAAAATCGAAGCCGACATTGTCCGCGCCGCCGGGGGCGATCGCCGGGTGGCAGAGTTTTAAATATGCGAAAGAATAGATCAAAATCAAAAACAACGCTGGCGCAAAAGTTCGACGGTCTGTTTCTGGCGATCAGTCCGAAAATGGCATTGAAGCGCAAGCAGTATCAATTTGCCTATGATGCCCTGGACAAAACCCGTACACGACGCAAACGAATTGGCACCGGGGGAACCGCCGATCAGCAACTCACCTATTCCGCGTTATATCAGCTCCGGGAAATCAGTCGGGAACTGATGCGGAATAACGCGGTGGTAAAAGGACTGCTAAAGACTGAACGCGATGGGCTGATCGGATCGGGCGTGCAGATGCAGGCACGAACCGATGATGATAAATGGAATCAAACCGCCGAGGATTTATGGCGGGAAGAAATGATCGACCAGCCCTGCGATATCACCGGGCGTTTTAATTTCAATCAATATCTGCGCATCTATTTTTTGAGTTACCGGCGGGATGGGGATGCCGCCACGATATTTATTGACAATGACACCCTGCAGATGATCGAGGGCGATCAGATCGGCACCCCGCGACTGATATCAAGCCCACAGAACTTTTCGATATGTAACGGGGTGGCGGTCAGCAAGCTAACCAAACGGGTAATCGGATATTATATCGGCCAGCCCGGCGAGCATGGCTATATTCAGCCGACCAGCTATAGAAGTTATATCGCCGATCAGGTGCATTTGATGTTCGATCCGGAACGCTGTAGTCAGAGCCGGGGCGAACCGATTTTAACGGCGTCAATTGACAAGATTGACAAGCTGGATAAATTCATCGATGCCGAGCTGGTGGCGGCGTGTGTTAATGCTTGTTTTTCGATGTTCATTTCCCGCAAAGATACGATGATTGAGGGCCCCAACGAATATACCGGTGGCATCAGCACCACCGGTGAAACCGAGGACGGCGAAAAGCTGGAGAAAATCGGGGCCGGCACGGTGCTTTACGGGCGGGATGGAGAAACCGCCGTGGGGATCGGCCAGAGCCGACCGGGGGCCATGTTCGATCCGTTTGTTTCGAAGATGTTAATGATTATCGGGCGGCCGCTTTTAATGCCGCTGATGTTGACCACCGGTGATTTTTCCGGGGCAACCTATATGAATACCCGCGTCGCCTATCAGAAAGTACAGGAGAGCTGGACGGCGGAACAGGATAACCGCGTAAAACCATTTTGTTCGAGAGTCTGGAGGCGGAAGGTAGATAGCTGGATCGAAAGCCGGCTACTTTCCGACCGCTCGGACAAATACCGCCACGAGGTGATCTGCAAACGCTGGCCCTACGTCGATCCGCTAAAGGAAATTACCGCCAAGGTCAAAGCGGTCGAGCTGGGGAGTTCAACGTTGCTGGATATTATCAGCGAACAAGCGGGCGATTACGAAACGATCAAAAAGCAGCGATTTAAAGAGGCCGCCGATTTTAAGGAATTAAAACCGGAGCCGGAAATTAAAACGAAAACAGCATAAAGGTTCGGATCAATTATGGGTAAGCAGATAAAAAAAGAGATTCCCGAAGGGGCGTTTGAATTTCAGAGCAGCGGGGTTTTTGAGTTTGCCGACAGTGAGGATAAAAACAATTTCCGGCTGACACTCTATGACGGATCGGTGGTCAATCATTGGTTTTGGGGCAATATGGCATTCGATCTGGAAACTATGAAACTGGCAAAGCCGAAGATCCCGGTTTTAGATTCGCACGATACCCAGCGGCGGGTGGGGATTGCCGATAAGGCGAGTTTCGACGGCAAGTTCGAACTGGAAGGGAAGTTTTTGAGCAATGCGATTGCCCAGGAAATACGCAAAGATGCCGCCGAGGGTTATCCTTTTGAGGCAAGTTTGTATTTTGATCCTCGCAAAACCAAGATCGAGCAGATTGCCGAGGGTGTAACCGTAACCGTGAACGGAAATAAACTAACAGGGCCGGGCGCAGTAATGCGAAAGGCAGTAATATTGGAAGGTTCGATCGTAACCTTTGGCGCTTTGGGAAAAACCAAAACCGTTACCTTCGAGCAAATAACAGAACAGGAGATCAATATCATGAGTGATGAAAAAATGACCAAAGCAGCTTTCGCAACTGCGCACCCGGAAATTTATGCCGCAACGGTAAGCGAAGGTGAGGCCAATGTGCGGGCGGAGTTCGGAAAGTTCTGCGCACAGTTCGGCGACGATCCGGCTTTCCTGGTCGAGCAGTTCAAGGCCGGGGTGAGCATGACCGAGGCGATTGCGGCGGAAAACAAAAAGCTCAAGGCCCAGCAAGCCGAACGGGCGAAGAACGCCGCCGGCGAACAGCAACAGCAGCAGCAGCAACAGCAGCAGCAGACGGGGGAAAAAGTTGATCCGGCCGTGCAGGAATTTTCCGATCAGCAGAAACCCCCGGAGAAACCCGCCGATGAGAAAACCAACGCCACCGAGAAGTTTATGGGAATTGCCAGGGCTTACGCCGAGCAGCATAAGTGCAAAGTGTCCGAGGCGATCAGTAAATGTACGGTAACGCACCGGAAGGAGCATCAGGCGATGCTGGATGAGAATACGGTGGTCGAAGAGCGGCGCAGATAAGAACGCCGCGAACGGGGGAGAGTGATATAAACGTAAAAATTCTGAAAAAGAAAATAAGAACGAAAGGAATTTGAAATGATTGAAGGAAATGTCATAACATTACTAGCGGCGGAAGCGCTGATCGCCCATCGTCGGGTAAAGTTCAGCGGCGGCTCGGTTATTTATGCCGACAAAAACGATGCCGGGATTGGCACAACGGAATACGGGATTGACGATGCCACGAATGTCGGGGTACGTCTGGACAACGCCGGTGGTACGGTCGAAATGACCGCCGATGGGGCGATTTCCGCCGGGGGCCGGATATGGCCCGCCGACGATGGGAAAGTTTCGGCAACCATCAACGGCGATTCGATCGGTAAGGCGGTAGTTGCGGCAACCGCTGATGGTGATGTCATCGAATGCCTGCCCCAGCGCGGGGATGATGACACCGCGGCCAGTTCGGCTCGATCGCGGACCGCGGTACAGTTGCCGACGGCGGCAATCTGGAACAACTTCAATTTGTCCGACATGAGAAAGAATCCCTTCGCCGGTTCGTTGCTGGAATGCGATTTCGCGCACGGTGAAAATATACCGGACAGCCGCTTCACCGACGCCAGCGCGTTGATCGCAGTGGTACCTGGAGCGGCGGGCGTTGGGGAACTGACTTTATTCTCGACCGCCGATAATGAGGAAGCCTGCGTGCAGTGGACCGGCTGTCCGATCACTTCAAGCGGTGGGCAACCATGGGCAATCGAAGTGCGGGTAAAAGCTTCGCAGATCGCCAACACGAAGGGTGGCTGGTTTATTGGTTTGATGGCCGGTGATGTAGCGCTAGCGGGCGATCATATTGTGGACGGCGGAACCCTGGCCGATGTGGGAGCTATCGGATTCCAGAACAAGGAAGGCGACGGCGATATTATCGATGTGGTCTATGACAAAGCAGCACAGACCCAGAATGAGCATGACGATGATTATGTCACTCTGGTTGCCGATACCTATATCACCTTGGCCCTGCATTATAACGGCACCACGATTGCCATGTACCTGAACGGGGTAGCGACCGGGACGGCGATCAGCGCCGTCGATATTGCCGCCGCCGATTTCCCCGCCGCTGATATTCTGTGTCCCACGTTCGTTTTGAAGAACGCCGCCGCCGACGATGTAACAACTTATTTGGACTGGATCCGCTGTGCGCAGCAGGCAGCGTAAAAAAATCGTATAACCGGCTCAGGTTCGATCAGCGCAGGTCGAACATGACGCAAGAGAAAAAAAAGGCCGTTCGGGGCCGAACCCCCGGACGGTCTTTTTTTATGCCGGTATAAAGCAAAAACAAAAACAATTAACAAAAAAATTAAAATAGATAAGGAGTTTTATCATGCCTAGACCGACGAGTGGAACAACAATACAGCGGCCCGATTTGCAGCAGGCGATCGATGAGTATGTCGATGAGCAGGACGCTTTTATCGGGTTGAAGGTCGCACCGACGGTGGAGGTGCTACACCAGGCCGCCGATTACCCGATCATACCGATCGAAGCGTTACTGTCGATCCCGGATACCAAACGCGCTCCCCGCGGCCACTACGCCCGGAGCGATTGGGATTTTGAGATGGACACCTATAGCTGTTCGGAAAACGGCTTCGAGGAAGTCATAGACGATGTAGAGGTGAATCTGTACAGCAGATATTTTGATGTGGAGCAAATCTGCGCCAAGCGGGCGATGGGGATCGTGCTGCGCAATCAGGAAAAACGCATTGCCGACATGGTTTTTAACACTGCCAACTTTACGGAGGTATCACCCACCCATGAATGGGATGATGCAGCTAACGCCGTACCGATGACCGATGTTAAATTAGGCCACATTGCCATTAAAAACGCCACGGGCTTGCGGGCCAATACCCTGATTATTTCCTGGAGCACTTTCCTGGACCTGGGGATCAATGCCCAGATACTGGATCGCATCAAATACACCAACCCGGGCGTAAGCCGAGGGGAACTATCCCCGGCGATGCTGGCTTTGGCGTTTGAGGTGGATCAGGTATTAGTGGGCGGCGGGCGCTACAACACAGCGAAGAAAGGGCAAACAGCGAGCCTGGCTGATATCTGGAGCAACGAATATGCAATGCTTTGCCGGGTTGAGAACGGCCCGGACATCACGCAGCCCTGTCTGGTCCGGACCTTCCTCTGGACCGCCGACAGCCCTACTAATGTGGTGGTGGAAAGTTACCGCGAGGATCAAAGCCGCGGTGATGTGATTCGGATCCGGCATAACACCGATGAAGAATTTATAATCCCCGACTGCGGATACCTGATGGACAATATCACGACGTAAAACGCCCCGGCGTTTGATAGTCTGTTAAAAAACTGACAGGGCCGGGGCCGCCCCCGGCTCTTTTTTAAAAAAAAGAGGGCGTTATGACTAAAGAATCAATCTCCAACGGGAACGGCACGCTCAAGAAAATCAGCATGATAATAACCCTGGCAGTTCTCATAGTGGGTGTGGCTGTGGCGTGGGGAACGTTAAGGACTATGGTTGACAAAACAGATACCCAGGTTACGCGGCTAGAAG